CTCCATTACCCATCCGGTCGTACCATTGTCCCTCGCGGGATCATGACACGCGGTCAGTTAATGGGGTCAATTCTGTCCTTCCCTATCCTCTGTATTGCGAACTTTGGCCTTTACTGTTATACTATGCGCGATATCTTTGCTAACAAATCGATTTCGTACATAATGTCTCATGTTTTGGTTAATGGTGATGACATGTTGTACTGTGCTCCTCGAGAGCAGTTCAGACAACATGCGGCTGACGGCCTCTCCGTCGGTCTTGAGATGTCTGTTGGTAAGGCTTATGTACACCCTACATATCTTAATATTAACAGCGTCGCTTGTCACTATAAGATCTCCGATCTTGGTTCCCTTCCTCGGAGGATAGACTTCCTTAATGTTGGCCTCTTTTTCGGCCAACATAAGGTCCAGTCGAAAGAAGAAGTTGCATCTGATCATCATAGTCCTACGATTTTTGTTGATTGTGTTAATGAGGTAGTCAAGGGTTGTTTTCGGTCTTCTGATCGCTCACATCTTTTATCTTTATACCTCCGTTCTCACTCTGACTCGGTTCGAGAGGAGACTGAAGTGTACGTGAACAAGATCGGCCACCGCCGTAAACTTGCTCACCGTTCACTCTTTCTTTCCACTTCTCTAGGTGGATTAGGTATCGATTGCCCTAAAGGCTTCCGCTACTCCATCTCTCGTTCCCAAAAGGATATAGCCTTACACTCAGTAGAGCAGTGTTTCTATAACTTTCCTTCTGTTGATTCTCAGATGCCCCTTCAAGGCTTTGATCCAGATCTTGTTCTTCCTGACCTGGATTGTCCCTGGACTCTTTCTAGGAATGGTAAGGATGTACCCTCCGTATCTTTTGTACGTTCTTGTGGTCCCTCACTATTTAAGAATATTATTCTCTTTGGGGATGGTTGTTTCTCTTCCGTCTCTAATCCGAATCATATTCTGAACTAGAGTGTGTTTCTTCTGTTTCTGTTCATAACGCTACTGTCGCGTTGTAGTTACAGCAGTAGTTGGCCTGGA